ATCCCTTCGGGGGCTTGGTAGAGAGCTTTATCAATTGCCATATGTTTTTCCTAGTTAATAGTACCCAGCATTACGTCGGGATTTAAAATACTGCGGTTCGTCGGGTTCATCGGATGGAAGTCTAATGAATCCGCCCTGTCTAAAGCGAATAAGCGCTTGCGTGGATGAGTCCACTAAGTCGTCGTGATCAGAATTAGGGAAAGATGCCATCTCTTCGATGACCTCTTCCGCCCATCTTTTCTCAGGCGCCCAAACCTTGCCAGACGCAAACAAATCTGTTACTGAATTCAATCGGGCTATCTTATCATTTCCGCGGGTTGGGGTAAACTCGGATACGGGAATACCCATGCGGCGTAATTCTCCGATTAACGGCAGTCCTGATGCCTTACCTTCCACAATAAACGCATCTGGCTGGAACTCTCGATACATTTCAAATGCTTTATCCTTTAACTCAGGGAACTCCAAGCGCGCTTTATAGGCGTCTAATAGGATAACGTGGGGATCATTCTCGTTTTCATTCATATAAAAAACACCCCAAGTCGTGCAAGCTGAGTAGTCAGAACGCTCATTTTTAGTAAAGGCCGTATCCCAAGACTGGATCACAAACTCGCACCGCGGAGGGTAATCTTGCTCCCAGACCTTCCACCACTCGCGCTTAACTAATGCGCCTTCTTCGGAGGTTGGCTGTTGTTGGTACTGCGCCTGCCACTTGGATATTGGCAATTCTTCCCGCAATACCTCTAATTCTTTGAGATCCCAGAACTCTGGCCATAGGGCGCGCCCCGACGGGAGAATCGCCGGGAAGTCAATCGTCTCCCAGACGTCGCCGTCTTTCTCGATTGACGATTTAATAATTCTGCCGGTTAAGTCTTTCTTAGCCCAGCGAGTCATCACGACTACAATCGCCCCTCCCGGCTGGAGTCGCTGACGTGGACCTGAGGAGTACCATTCGTATACTTTATCGTAAACTTCGGGATTCGTGGCCGCAATCGCAGCTTCCTGTTCAGAATGCGGGTCGTCGATGATGAGCAAATCCGCGCCCTTACCTGTAACGGTACCGCCAACACCAATAGCAAAATACTCGCCGTTACCGCTAGTAGACCAGCGACCAGCAGCCTTACTATCTGACCTAAGAGAGACATCTGGGAACACTTTCGCATATTGTTCACTTCCTACTAAGTTACGGACTTTTCGTCCAAAGCCTACTGCCAGTTCAGCAGTGTTACTACACTGAATAATCTTTTTATTAGGGAAACGCCCCAAGAACCAAGCAGGAAGCATATAACTAGCAAACTCAGACTTGGTATGTCGTGGAGGCATATTAATAATAAGTCTTTTAATTTTCCCACTGGCTATCTCCTCAAACTTCTTGGCCATCACCTTATGGTGGGCGCCATTGATAAATCCGGGCCACATCTCATGGACAAACGCCATAAAGTCAGTGGTTGCTTTTTCGCGCTTTTTAGAATTTAAATACACCTCCGCCGCCTCCATAAAGGCAGCTTGCTGGGCAGGGTCTAGCTTTTTAACTAGCTCGGTCAGATTCATTAGGGCGCTTTAATTTAATGTATGCGGGGCGGACGGATCGGGCAGTACGGGGGATTCTCTTGCAGTGTCCCAGTTCGCACAGCCTAACGATAATTCTTTGGATATTGGCTTTAGACTTATCTCCGGTGATATCCATAATGTTCTGAATCGAGGGCGCGTATCCCCGTTTGAGCCAATAGGTCTCAATCACCTCATAGACGTATTGTTGCTTTTCTGTCATAAAAGGATATTTAAGGCCAGCCAGATAATCGCCATGCCAAGGACGGCATACATTAAGTCGCGGTTCATAGGTAGCTTTCCCAGTGGCGGTCACTCCCCTCCTCTTCGCCCGCTACCCAATGCGCAGACGCAACTCGGTCTTGGTGCTGTACTACTCCATAGATACGGGAACACACTTCTAACACATACCGGATATCGGATACGGATAGCTGTCCCATTAGCTGTAGGATCTTAATAACCGCTACGTCATTATCTAGGGGTTGGGGTTTTACTATAGATTCAATCATTTCATCATTCTCTCAATTATCTGTTTAGCCTCAATTTCAGCTAGTTTTTCTTGGTCCTTCTGCTCCTTAATCAAACAACTATGCTCGTGGCTTAGGAACTCTACTAGCCTAGCGTACTGCTCTAGCCTTCCTATAGCCCAGTCCAGCTCATACTTCACGTCCTTAATGTTTCTCATAAAAATATACCCCCCACCCATGTTGTAAAAAAACAACGAAGGGGGGTGTTTCCTATAGAAAACATATGCTCAATTTGTAACTTATTGATTTTGCTCATCTTCTTTATTTTTGGAGATAGGGGGGCTACTATCTGATGGTGATTGAATGTCTGGAATAGTATGCAAGGTATTAAAGGGACTCCTACTCTCCAAAAGGGGGGTATGGGGGTCGCTGATATGCCCGCTAGAATCGTCAAGTCCCTGTCCTTCTATTTCCCGCATAAGATTTTGAATATCCAAGTCCTCATCAATGGTGCGACTGTTATCAGATAGGGCATTCTTAAGCATGGCTAGCAACTCATCCTTTGCCTTGTCGCTATCCTTGATCACTTTGGTTTCTGATCTGTGGATAAAGCTATCCACACCAGCGATTGTGCCTAGTGCTTTCAAAGCATTAACCCTTACGCTAGGGTTTGAATCCTCGGCTATGGCCTCAACAGTAAGCCTATGAGCTACTAATGCTCTTATTTGTCCAGCTGTATACGATCTTTCAAACTCAATAGCCTGTCTAATCGCCTCTGTGATAGTCTTTATATCGTCCCTCTGGTTCATCTTATACGCCTTATTCGCGATAGTCTTACTACTTGCCTTCGTGTTGTATGCTTTCCGATACGCTTCTGATCCTGTTTCTCCTCTAGCTAATCCCTCACAGTATTTCAACTGCTTGCTTGTTAGCGCGGTTCTACCTACATTCAAAACCTCATACATGGCTGAAGATTCTAATGTTTCGCTGATTTGTTTCTTACTTAATCGAGGGATTCTCATGGACGGGAACAATAACAGAACATAGTAGGACGATACCATAAAACCTGTATAAATGCACAGTAGTTAGTCTTCTCCCATAGTAGAGCAGATGACAGACTGCTCGCGAAGGACTAGCGGGCTTTTAATTTTTACAACTCAGCGACCCAAAAATTCTCGTTTTACATAATTCGGCAGATCGTGGTTTTTCTCATAATGCGGAATAAAAAGGGCATTTATTTTTAATTTTCTTGATCTAGGTCAAGGAAATGCTCTGAAATGAGCCGATAATTACCACATGGAAGCAATTAAGCGACCATAAGATGACTAACCCAAAAAGAGGAATAGAACCATGAAACTAAGCAAAAAAGACGCTAAGAAAATCAGCGAACTATTTAACAGCATTACTGTATCAAGTATGTCAGTCCACAGAAATACAGACCATGAAGTAGTCGTAAATATGATGAAATGGCACGACGATACAGCAGATCAACTCATGGCTGAATATGGCATTGATGTCGTTAAGTTTAACCACCCTGAAACTGTATAAGGACTGAAACCATGAAAATATACAAAGAGCCAGTCAAAGCAAATCCATGGGCTGATCAAGTAAGGGTATCACGCACCCGCGAAGGTCGTTGGGTAATTGATAGGGGCGCAAACTGGACTGAATTGCCCGCTTACACTTTTGAGAACTGGGATCATGCCTTGTGGACTGGTATTGCATGGGCTAATGAGGAATATGCCCAACGCATAGCGGACGAAGAAGCGGACGCAATTTGGAGATTACAACACCCACAGACTGCCTGATGATGGCTTAATGAGCCGAAACGCGCGTGAGTGCGTCGCAGTCATAACGAAACACTAACCTATAAGGAATAGAACTATGAAAACCACAGTAAGCCTAGAAGATTTTAGACGCGAATTTAAACAATGCGGACGCGAGAACCAATTTAGCCACGAAGGACTAGCCGTCCTTTTTGACTGGATCGAGCGCATGGACGACGACACCGGAACAGAAACCGAGCTAGATGTAATTGTCCTATGTTGCGAGTTTGAAGAATTGAACTACCTAGATATCGCGGATCAATACGATATCGACCTGAGCGAATGCGAAGACGCAGAAGAAGAAATTAACGCCGTTATTGATTACATCCAAGAAAATTCCCAGTTTTGCGGGATTACTTCAGAGGATGATATTGTCTATATGCAATTTTAATGGGGGAATTATGAAATATAGCGGATGGATTGTAAGAAAAGAATATTTCAAAGTCGAAGTAGAAGCCGATTCATTAGAAGAAGCGCGGGAAAAGGCATGGGATTTTGAGATTACAGACGACCCAATAGATATTTTATGGGAAATTTACGATATAGAGGAAGCAAAACAATGAAACTATCACCAATTCAAAACAATATGACCGAGTTATCGCTAGCAGACGGCACTCAAGTCTTATTTAGCTATCAGACGCCAGTAGCTTGTATTACTGACGGAGAGTTTTTCTTTACTAACCATAAATGGAGTAATACCACTACCCGCCATGTCAATAAATGGCGCGAAAAGAATAATTTTCCTTCGCGTATGACAACAAGCAAGCCCCAGTTATTTTTTGACAACCTAGTAAAAGGAGTTTAGAAAATGATCCAATTCTATATAAATAACAGACCAGTCCCGAAGGCAATAGCCCGCGATATACTTCAGAACGCTATACCTTGCGCCCCTGATGACGCCCGCAGATTGATGGACGACGCGATTAAGGGTGATTCTATGTCAATTAAAAAATGCTCTTATTACGGAGTGCATGGAGAAAAAAGACCATGAGAGAACTATTCACCTTTTACTATAAAGCGGATAACAACGGCTTAATTAGCTATGGAGTCACGAAATGCCGAGCCGTTAGCCCTGAGGACGCATATGCCAAGTTTTACAGATGGGCAGAGGATAACAGGCTTTATATTTTAGATTTTGACCACGAAACCGAAGCAATCGAAGAAGAAAGGGAGTTTTAATCATGAACCAAAGCGATATAGATGTAATTTGGAAAATGCTTACCACAGTCTGGAGTGAGCTATTATCCTTCGGGCTAATCCTTGCGGGATTCTACGCACTTTGGCTATTCGTCAGCGCGATTATGAAATGGGGGAAATTATGACCTTAACAGAAATTAAAAACGCAGTAGATCGCGGAGAAAAAGTTTTTTATAGACATGACGGAAGCATTGTCGAAAAAGTATTTTATACAGATACGCGGGAGCATGATTATCACATTGTCTATAAAAGAAACGATTTTAGGGTGTGCTTAACATGGAAAGACGGCATAACCATGAATGGCAAGGAAGAAGATTTTTTCATGGGTGATACTTGTGAACAGTAGAAGAACACTAGAAACCTCTCTCATATGGCAACGCTTTATTCTAAATAGAACAACCGACCCCAAGCAGAGGGAAAGGGCAGAGAAAGCAATCGCGAAATTAGAGGAAGAATTAGCCCACGCAAAGCAGTAAACCGCAATCTGAAACCCTTAAAAATGAGGGTTTTGGATTAGGGTTTATCCCTATATTTTTGGTCGTAGTATGAAGCTATTGTTTTAATTGTTTTTAGCAGTAGAAGTAATTTTTTAATTGAGGGTCAGGCTTTTTAAAAGAGGAGAGAGCCATGAATGAGTATGCAATACCAACGCAGGTCGAGAATATATTTAGTTATGACTACGGAAGGGATATAAACGCGAAACTTTTGGAATTGGGATGGACGGCTAAACAGTTTGATTCTTACTTGGATTATTTACATCAAGAAAAAGAGATCAAGGCTTTAGTAGCCGACTACTTGTTTTACGCGCCTTTGAATTTTATAAGGCAAGAAGCTGACGCATTAGGATTACTAGAGGAGAACGAAGATGCCAATGTATGATGTTTATATCAGTAGGACATATTCAGGTTATGCCGTAATTGAAGCAGAAAGTCCTGAAAGAGCAGAGGAATACGCTTGGGCGCAGTTAGCTAATGACACAATAAACCCGCTTGAATTTGACGCGGGAGATACAGTTGAAGTTGAAGGGGAGATTGAAAATGCCTAAATATGATGAAGATTTTTGGAATAGAAATGCAACGGATTACCTTGTGGGTCGCAAAATTCTCAAGGTGGAATGGATGAGCAACGAAGAAGCTAATGAACTGGGATGGTATTCCCGTCCTTTAGCAATATTGTTGGATAACGGAGTATGGATTTATCTAATGAGAGATGATGAGGGTAATGATGGCGGTGCTTTCGGCACTAGCGGTGCTTATTCCGTATTGCCCGTATTACAAGCAGAGGAGATTGAAAATGCCTAATTGGTGCGATAACACATTAGATTTAACACACGAAGACCCCGCTATGATTGAACGGGCTAAAAATGCTTTTAAAGAAAATAAATTACTTAGCGAGTTTTGTCCATGCCCTAAACCCTTATATGAAACAGTATCAGGCTATATTGGGGAAGAAGGAACTTACGAAAGAAAACTAAACGAATTCAAACAACAGTTAAATGTTGAATATTTTGGTCATAAGAATTGGTATGACTGGTGCGTAAATGAATGGGGAACCAAGTGGGATATTGGAGAAGAAGGTGGATGTATCAACCAAGAAACCCCTAACTCTATTTCTTTTTCTTTTCAGTCCGCTTGGAGTCCACCGATTGACGCATACGCAAAATTAGTGGATATGGGCTTTGAAGTTTACGCACTTTATTATGAATCGGGCATGGGATTTTGCGGGTGCTTTGATCAAGGAATAGATGATTGTTATTCTATTGATGGAAATTCAGAATGGGTAGTAGATTGTATTCCTGATTACATTGATGAGGCTTTTTGCATTTCTGAAAGCATGGCAGAGTGGGAAGAAGAAAACCAAGAGGAGGAAGAAAATGCTTAGATGGCTTGTATTTGATGTAGAAACTAATCAGGAATTGGGGACATACGCAACGCTGAAAGAAGCATTTTCAGACGGCAATATGTATCGTTTAAAGACAGGACATCAGTATTTTATTGAAGACCGATTATCAGATGAGGAGCTATCGTGGACAGACACAGTATGGTCGAAAGACTGATATGCGACGATATCGCGACGATTAAATCGGGCTTGGAGCAAGGGGACGCAGAATATCTTTATAACATTCTGATGAATGGAATAGGCTACGACAAACAAACCCTACGCGAAATTATTGATGAATACAATACAAGAACATGGGAGGAATCGTGATCGACATTGATAATATGACTACAACCAAATGGCTAAATTATCGTGAGGATTTATTAGACGCCCATTTAGCAAAAGGATTGCCGCTTATACCTAATCCAATATGCAAACATTGTGATGTAGTAAATGATTATTTATGTTTTGATTGTGAGTGCTTACAAATTGATATAGCAAGGGAGGAATCATGAAGATTACAGGCATGACAATAATTTTTAATTATGAAAATGGTAAGAGCCAAGATGTAAGCAGTTATATACCTAATCATATATGGTCGGACTTGGAAAACTTTGCTGATGTTTGGCAAGAAGATGAAGAAGAGGTAGAAGAAGATGTAGAAGAAGAAGATTGGGAGGAAGAATGAGCCAGACTAAACACCTGAGAAGGGCGGTCAAAATTCTGAGAGAAAATCTTGAGAATCAAATATTGGACGATCTTGATATTGAAGGTCAATTCACATGGAACTTAAAGAATTGGACGATTCAGTTTTATAAAGAATCGGATTATGAAAGTATTGTCGCATACGCTTGCAAAGATGAAATCACAAATTGGAGTGATTACATTACTTTGGAATGCCGTAAATGCCAATGGATTGATCTATTAACTGAAGAATTTACTACACCAAAATTTAAACCGGCGGAGGAATTGTATGACTAAGCAAGAAATGATTGAGAAATTAAATCAAGCAAAAAATTTAATGGCTGATGTTTATGATGAAGTATCTTATATGGATAAACAGTATTACGAGGGAATTGAGAAATGGCTATCGTGTGCTGATTCATGCGTATTCGATTCTATTCAAACATTATGGGACTATGTTGAGGAGGGTGTATGAAAGTAGTCGTTGAGTTTGATTTACCAGAAGGACAGGCTATCCCTGATCCTAGAGAAATAGTAATGCTTACTAGCCCTGATTGGATAGCTAGCTGGTGGCATATAGATGATGTAAGGGAACATTATGCTGGAGATGGGCAGTATATCCAGCTTGAAGACGAAGAGTGCAGAGAAGTATTAAGACTAGCAGAGAAATACCATGATTGTGATGTAGGTATCTGTTGGGAT